CGAGTCCGGGCCCCACTCGCGAAACTTTTCCCCGATCCACCGGCGCCCGACGAGGTACGGGACCACGTCGCCCGCGAGCAAGGCCTCGTCCCCGGCGTCGTACGCGCGCACGAGCCGCTCGAGGCGCTCCTGCGGGTTCCGCCCGAGGGTCCGCGTGTTCGGCGTGTCGAGCGCGTCGATCGTGAACGACGACCAACCGAGACGGTTCGAGGTGAACGCGTCGTAAAACGGCCCGCCCGCATAGGTGGGGTTCCCGAGCGCGAGCAGGCGGACGTCGCCGCCCGCCCGGATCCCTTCCATGGCCTCCCAAATCTGCGGCTTGACGCCCGGCGCCTCGTCGACGACGAGGAGCGTTTTCAACCGCGGGAGCCCTTGGAAGCGGTCGGCCTCGTTGGTCGAGACGCCGGCCGCGTAATTGTCGAACTTGCCGCCGCGGACGCCGGCGCGCGCGAGCCACATCTGCGCACGACCGGGCGCGGGATACGCGACGATCGAGCCCGCGATCGCCTTCCCGATCTCGCCCCACATCGTGAGGAGGACTTGCTTCCACGTCGGAGCGGTCGTGATCGCGACCGCTCGCGGATCGTGCGTGATCCACCACAACACGAGGGACGCCGCGGTGAATGTCTTCGAGCTCGCGTGACAGCCCTTGACCGCCGTCCGGCGGTTTTTCAACACGGACCGCATGAGCGCGCGTTGCAGGCTCCACGATTGATGCCGGAGGAACCGGCGGTCGTACTCGACCGGATCGGCCAGCCACCGGCGTATTTCGTCGTTGGTCGCCGGTCGGCGATCGACAGGCGGCGCCGTCACCCCTCGAGGTCCGCCGGGCCGTCACCCGAGCCGAGCAGGCGCGCGGCGTTCGCCTCGTTGTACGCGTCGTTGGCGTGCTCCTCGAGCTCCTCCCATTCCGCGTCTTCGACCTCGTCCGTCGCGGCCAGTGCCGCCCGGATCGCCGTGAGCGGGATCAAATCCTGTCCGTCCCGGCCCGTGACTTCCTGATACGTCCGGCGCCCGTAGAGTCGCGGGTTCCGACGCTCGAGCTTCCATGCCGCCGCGTGCCAATCGGGCCCGGTGCGCGAGATCCGCCGCTCGGTGATCGTTTCCACAATCACAATCGGCTGCCCCGCTTTTGTGACGAGCGGCTTCCCGGACTCGTGGATAACCGGCTTCGAGATCGTGCGCGTCACCTCGACGACGACCTTCTCACCGCCTCGAGCTCCGGCATCGACCCGGGCGAGGTCGCGATCGTCCGCGACCGCCAACGCTTTTTCTACCGCGTCGGATAATTGGACGTACAATTTCTCGCCCGCGTGAACGCGAGCGCGCGTTTCGCCCTTGGCCTGTAAGGACTTAACGCGTTCCTTCTCGCGAGCGCCCCGGCGGAGCCATTCGTTGAGCGTGTCGCGGTGTATGTCGTTGATCGCGCTCGCTGTCTCGCGGTAGTTCCCGCGGTGGATCGCCTTGGCGATCTTGGCGATAAGGTCCGTCGAGATCTTCGGCGGACGTCCGGCGTGCGGCATCCCGGGCGCGGGCCGGTTAGATCGTGAGGGAGCGCGGGGAATCCGGACGGGGAATAAGGCGGCCCGCCGGCGCCGTGCGCCGCTGCCGATCGTTGTCGCGTGTCATTGAGGTCGTCCGGTCGAGTGAATTCGGGCGCAATCTGGCGATCCGGTGCGTTTTCGACCAGTCCCGAGCAGCGTCGGCGGGTTTACTGGCCCTTATTGGCCCAAAATTGCGTTTTATTGTGCAGAAAAATGCCCTTGCGCTTTGTGGCAAGGGATGTATATTCACCTCGTCCGGGCAACGCCGCCCGACCCGATCCGAGGCTCTCACAAATGGCAAGCGTCAGACTCTCCCGCGTTGATCAACTCACCTCGTACCACGTGATCGACCGCGACGGTAACATCGTAGGCCACGGCGCGAATAAGAATTCGGCCTCGGCATGGCGCAATCGCGAAGCGAAGGCCGGTCGTGACGTGACGGGTTGGACGCTCCGCCCGGTCCCGAAGGTCGGCGCGCCTGACACGACGGAGAAGCGTTAACCCGTGACGCGCGAACAGATTGCCGCCTATGTCGCCGAGGTCGAGCGCCGGTTTCGCGAGCGCACGCCCGCCCGGTCGATCGACGAAGTCCTGCCCGAGCAACGCGTCGGGCGTGGCGAAATGCGCCGGTATATGCTCGAGCAGTTCGGCGTCGGCCTGTCGCTCGACGACGTCGAGGCGCTCGCCGAGCCGTTGCTCGAATTGTTCCGCCGCCTCCGCCGGGAATTCCCCGGCGACCGTTGGTAACGCTCTCACCCTCACGAGGTTACACCTTATGGACCGCGAACCGCTCGCCGCCCCCTTTCCCGTTGGTGCCCGCGTCGTCTACACTGGCGACCTCAAAATCTACCGCAACGCCGCGGACTCCGTCCCGATCTTTGCCGCCGGGTCGATCGGCGTCGTCACGGGAACCCGCCCCGGTCGCCGCGGCACGCTCCGCACGATCGACCTCGAGGACGGGGAGGATCCATTCACGGACACGACCCGCGACGGGTACAGCGTCGTCGACTTCGGCAACGGTTGGACGCGTGCCGTCGACGCCGACGCCGACGGTTACGAGCTCGCTCCGGAGGGCAATCCCCAATGATCGACCGCTCGGCACTACGTCGCGAAGCATGGTCGCAAGCGTATGGCATTCTCGAGGCCGCGTACGCGCAAGGCTTTGACTGTGCCCTATCGGCCGGCGAGGATCCCGAATCGCCAGAGGGAAAGCATATAAACCGCTGCTTCCTCGAAATTTTGGGCATCGTCCATAACCACGCCTCGCGCCCGAAACGTCGCCGCGGGATTTGGAGGCCGCGGCGATGAACGACGCCCGCCTCCTCGAGACGGTCCGCGACCTATTCCGCTTGTCGACGGCGCAATTGTCCGGAATCCTCGACGTCGGCGACCGCCGGTTGCGTCGGATCCTCGCGGGTGAGGAGGCGCTCCCGGGCTCGGCCCGCCTGCTCTTGCAACTCCTCGCCGCTCGGCCGGATCTGATGCCGATCGTGAACCGACTCCGGCACGGGCTCCCGCTCGAGGACGAGCCGAACGAATACGAGCGCGACGCTCAATCACCCTCGACGTCATTCCGTCCGTAACTTGACCCTTGCGCGACAACGCAAGCCGTTGTAGTATTATGCCGTCCGGGCAATGCCGCCCGACTGATCACCGGAGCTCGACCTCATGAAGACCGCCCGCCTCACCCTCGCAGCGTTCACGATAGGAAAATTCAACGATCGCGTCCGGCAGCAGGAGCTCGGACTCGTCGTCACGTTCGGCCCGGGATGGGTCGAGATCACCGCGCCCGAGCCCGTCCTGCGCTACGTCGCCGACACGTTCAGCGATCGCGCCGACGTCGGCGACCTCGGCGAATTTCACACGGCGAACGAACGCCGCTCATGCCGTACCGCCGCGGCTCGGATCCGGGCCGTACTCTCTCACCCCTCGAGGTAACTCACGATGACGCTCACGCAACGCCTCACCACGAAAGCCGACCCGCGCCGGTATCACTCCGCGCCCGCCGTCCGGGTCGTGCTCGACTTCCACGCCGGCACGTCCGCCCGGTCCGCGATCGGTCCGCGCCTGTCGCTCTTCGGCGATTGGTCCGTGACGTACTACGGCGCCGACGGGAAGGAAGTCGGCGGCCTGCTCGCCGATCAATCCCGCGTGATCGCCGACGCGAAGGCGTGCGGGTTCAAGGCCTCACAGATCACGTGGACGGAGCGCGCGCAGGCGGAAGGCTGGCGCGTGTTCCGGGCGTACCACGGCTCCCGCCGGAGGGCTCGCTGATGGCGGGCCCATTGACCCTAACCGAATCCGGCGCCCTCCGGATCGCGGCCGACAGCGTCGCGGTCGTCATCGACCGCCTCAACCGGGCAACGCGCCCCTGCGAGTGTTGCGGGCTCACCGTGCAGCAGAACCGGACGCACTTCGGGCGCGCGGTAGAGCTCGAGGCGATCGAGCGGAAGCTCCGCCGGTTCGCCGAGGATCCGGTTATCGGGAAGTAAAGACAAGGCCTTGCGCTTTCGCGCAAGGCCTTTTACTTTGTCTCTACGCTCTCACTCACTCACGCTCGAGGTTACGACAATGGCATTGCATCCGCGCATCGGTGAACTCGTTCGGAACGGCCGGACGATCTTCTACACCTTCCTCGCAGGCGGCGTTTACGTCGAGCAGGCTGACGCCGCGGAACTCGAGGCGTACATCGAAGCCGAGGAGCGGGCGCCGGCCGGACGGTTGGCCGTCGCCGCCGCGGCCTCCGGTTCCGATTTCGACTCCCTGCCCGTCGTCGCCGGCGACGCGTCCGTCGTCCTCACGTATGCGCTCGAGCGCATCGCGGCCGGTGAGCCCGGCGCCCGGTTCCGCGGGATGCGGGACGGGTACGGGTTCTCGGCCCGGGCCGATCTCTTCGCGATCCGCTGCGCATGGGACGCGGGTTGTTCCTTCGAGGCGCTCGCCGACGGGTTCGGTCGCGGCCTCGGGACGATGAACGGCGATTGGTCCGGGATCCGGGACTCGAGCCCGGACGCGGTCGTCGCGATGACGGCCAAGGCCGTTAGCTTCCTCGCCACGATCCGGTAACTCGTCGCATCCAAGGCCTTGCGTGAATGCGCAAGGCCGCTTACCTTCTCTGCTAGTTCTCTCACACTCTCACGACGAGGTTAGCCCTATGAACGCTCCCGCCACGATCTCCGCCCCAATCGCCGCCGACGTCCGCGTCGACATTCGCCGGACCGGCAACATGGACGAGCAGGAAGCGACGGTGTCGTCGCTCACGCCGGACGGCAAGGCATGGCTCGTCGCGCGCATCGGTGCCGGCGCGGTTTCATTCACGACGACGCACGTCGGCGAGGTGATCCGGCGAGCGAAGGCCGACGGGATGACGGTCGAGATCCTCAATCCTCGCGGGGAGCGCGTGAGCGTGATCGAGTACGGGAATCCGGTCGCGATCCTGACGCCTGCCGGTGCGGACCTGATCGGCGTCGC